GCAGGCTTTGCGGCATCCCGATCCACAAACAGGTGGCAGCGGTGCGGCACATCCGGAATGCACAAAGTGTCGGTACTTGTACAAAAGTCCTGACTGAATGAAACCCTGACCCATCCGTTCTTTGCCTCGGCCTCGTGAAACATCCACTGCGCTGGCTTCTCGTTGATCCTCCTGAACTTCTCAAAGTCCTCTGCCGTGAAGTTCCAGCGCTGTATCCTCGACTCCCGATTTCCGCACTTTTCGCACAAAACGCGGTCATCATCTGACCAGCCATCTGCCTGTGGATAACTTTTCACTGTCAAGCTCCTTAGTCGAGGATACCAAGTCGAAGATACCCCCCATGGGAAAAATCCTCGGTATCCTCGACTTGTCAAGCTCCTCAAAAATCGGTGATTAGGCTGTGGATAACTTGGGGAAAAATCCCCAAGGTTATCCCCAAGCGCATCACTTTGTCGAGGATACGGATCTCCGAGGTATCTTCGAGGTATCTCCGACTCCTCGACTTGGCTTGGAGCACTTATTTCAGCCCTCATGGTGACCACCTTGGGACAAAATGTTCCACGAATTGTTCTCTGCATTTGGTGCAAATCGGCGCAGCACTGACAGGCCAATGGCCCGTTTTACATCCCCTTTTGATGATCCTGGGACTGCCGCATAGATGTCTGCCCAATCCAATTTGTAGGCATCTGGATGGCTGCGGCAGTCCTTTGGAGCGTTTGAGCCACGGCGAATCACCACCCCTTCTGGGTGCTCATTGATGATGGATTGAACGAAAGCTGCCGCCGTGTCGCACTTGTCCATGATGCGGAGGGACTTGCTGTCCTCGATTCGGGCTGCGGCCTCTTGCTTACGGGATGCTTCGCTTGTCGGGTAAGGGATGACTGTGATGCACTGGACATCCTGCATGTTCCCGTGTTTGGTGATGACCACCTCATTGTGGATGTGGGTCTGAAAGCTGATCTCGCGGTGGATCGGCTCGTAGCGGGTCTTGATGAGCCGCATGAAGCGGTTCTTGTCATCATCCATGAACAGGATGGCGGTCAGGGTTGCATCACCTGTGAAGGCACTTGCACCACGGGCCAAAGCGCTGTCGTCACTTGTTTGTGCGGTCTTGGAGGTGTGGGTGATGATCTTTATCGGGGTGGAGAGTTGAGTGTAAATAGTCTGCTTGATGGCGGCCATGTAACTGCCGACCTCAGAGTTATCATTTTCGTTATCTATTTCTAATGTTGCATTTGAAGTATCTATTATCAGGAATGGCCGTTCAGTAGTTGTGTGTCTGATGACATTCTCTGCCAATAATAATATCTCTGGCACTTTAGACCGCTTTGATTCAATAACGATAAACCAATGGGCGACTTCAATGGGGTCGAGATTCCAATATTTCACATAAGCATAAAGAGATTGCCTGACTTGATTGGCATCCTCGGTGACATAAAGAATCTTTCTACGGGATTCGGTTTTGAGTGGGGAATCGGACAGAGTAAATCCAGCGGCAATAAGGCAGACTGAAACCATTGCTGTGGTCTTGCCCACACCAGGCTGGCCAGCGGTCACGCTGAAGGAATGGGCGAGAAAGCCATCAATCAGATATTCGACAGGGTAGAGCTTGGTCAGGTCAAGGGTCAGTTCCTTCCAGTACGGGGCTGGCTGATCTGTGGGTGTTGGCTGGTCACCGGCGACTTGAGCCTGCTGCGCTTGGATGTAGGTGGAGAAATCCTCAACCGCCGACTTTCGCTCTTCGGCGCGGCTCGGTGTCAAGTACCCGCCTTGCTTTGCGTGATGAAACAGCGTGCCTATTGATACGCCCTTGCCTTGGTGAAAGCTTTTCCAGTGCGTGTCGATGTCCTGTTCCGACTTGTACTTCGCGCCTTGACTTGACCAATTGGCCCAGAGCTGGTGACCTTGAGCGCCAAAGGCCGTGTGCAGCGCTTGGCCGATCTCAATCCATGTCGTGTAGTCTGAATCTGGGTTGATGAATTGGAGGGCTTGGGCTGCCTTGCTGTAATCATCGGTGGAGGATGTGACTGGTGTATATACAAAGGCATCCGGCTTTGGCCGTGGCACTTCAGCCGGCTGATTGGAGTTGTCCTGCTCAATGACGCCCCACATAGTCAGCAAAGACAATAGATTGTCATGCACCTCGTTGGATAGCTTGCCGACCAGCTTTGAGCCGGACAGCAGCACCGACTTGCCTGGGCTTGTTGGCAGCCCGAACACCTCAATCTCTTGGCCGCCGCCCAGCTTGTACTTGGGCTTGATCTTGTCCAAGTCCTCATCAGCCACGAACAGGAAGACATGCCGACCCCGTCCGGAGACGCTTACCTCCGTCAATTGATCCTGCTGCTTGACCCATTCGGCCATGCGCTTGATGGCGATATTGGTTGCACCTGTCGAGTGCTTCATGTCCACATCAAGGCAGACAAGGTAAGCGCCTTGGCTCATGGCTGGGGTCTGCATCACGATGCCCAAATAGTTGCCGGCTGGCGCGGCATCCATCGCTTGCACCTCGGATGCGCTGTAAAGCTGGTCTGGTGTAGTGTCACGCGCCACACCTTGGCCGGACTTCTTGTAGGGGATTTTCTTGCCATCGGCAGTGGTGGCAAAGGTGCAGAACACTGCACTTGGATGCTGCTCGATCAGCTTGACAGCAATGGCCTTTGAGTTGGTGAACTCCGTGGCCGTTGCTTTTGGTAAAATACTCATGTCGTTAATCTCACAGTTGATGACAAGTTGTTCTCCTTCTAGCTGGAGGCTAGTTACCCCTGACGGTTGACGCTGTCAGGGGTTTTTCTTTGGGAGGTTGATTCTAATCTTTGGGCAATGCGCTCACCGATCCAAGCTACTACCGGCACAGCCCAAGAATTACCCAAAGCCTTGTAGCGTGGCCCGTCTGGCGTTGGCTTGCCTTTGAGCTTGATGTCGGTGTAGTTGTCGGGAAAGCCCTGTAAGCGCTCGCACTCCACAGGGGTCAGGCGGCGCACTTGCATGGCGGTCAGCAGTGCAGGAGGAGGGCTGTTGGCATCAAGACATGTTGTGCGCTCCTCAAAAATCTTACCGGCGTTGTTGCTTGTGGTGTTGTGCAACTTGGTGCTGTAAGACACTGGCTGCGCCACGGCATGGCGGTCACCCTTAGTCAGCGTGTTCATTGGTTCACCAGCTTGGCCGATACCAAGGCCATTGCCTTTGCCCATAGTTTTCTCGCCATTTCTGCCAGCGTGGCGCGTGGCTTGGTCATGGATGGGGATTGGCTGAGCCAATGTAATCGGCACATTGCCGCCGCCTGATCCGTAAGTAGCAGACACCGTGGTGCAGACATCACCTAATTCCCGCACCCTGCTGTCTTGGCTGTGCAGTTCATAAACGGGATAAGCCGCAATCGGCGCTTCATGGTTGCATGTCAGTGTCGGGCTGCGGTTCTCAGCAATCTCTGCACCACCTTGGCCGTGATCCATAGTTATGACAGGAATCATCTTGGCAGAGTTTTTATTCATGCCATCCGTTCCCGCATCTTTGTAGTCCCTTGCCGACAATGGGCCAGTCAGTTCTACCCCACAGTCGAAACTGCTTTCAATGCTTGTTCCAGCGCTGGCGGCAACACCTTGCCCCGTTTCTCTGCTCGGCGCAATATCCCTGCGCACGCCGTTGAACTCAAAAAGAACCTCTGCGGGATCGAAGTCTGCTCTAGCACTTGCGATAACGAACACACGGCGGCGGCGTTGGGCCACTCCGAAATATTGGGCATCGAGGACTCGCCACGCGACTGTTCGCGTTTGTCCAACAACAACACCAGCGGTTGACCACTTCCCGTCTGGACAGGTGACCGGATCACTTTCCCCTGCAAGCGCTGCAAGGAAACAACCGAAGGCGTTGTCCTTTGTGGAGAGGACACCTGGGACATTTTCCCAGAAGACGATTGCTGGAGCATCTCCTCGAACAGATCGAACATGGTCAATTGCATTTGCGATACCTACAAAAGTGAGTGAGAGATTACCTCTGGCATCGTCCAGAGAGTTACGAAGACCGGCCACGCTGAATGCTTGGCATGGTGTGCCGCCACAGAACAGGTCTGGGGCTTCTACCTCGCCGGACAGAATGCGTTCTGGCAGCAGGGTCATGTCGCCCAAGTTAGGGACATCAGGGTAATGGTGCTTGAGGACGGCGCAAGGAAATGGCTCAATCTCTGACAACCATGCGGCCTTCCAGCCCAATGGATGCCAAGCAACAGATGCGGCCTCAATGCCGGAGCAGACTGATCCGAATTTCACTGCTGCTTCTCCTTGACCAAGCTGGCAGCGGCGTGCTTCTCACCGATCAGGTCTTCGCTGATGGTGATGTCCAGCTTGGCAATGGCCGATGGCGACTTGAGATCAAATGCCTGCGGGTAGGACTTCAGCGCCTCGTAGGCCAAGGCGTCAGACTTCCAGAACTTGGTCTTGCGACCTGGTCGCAGTGTCCAGCCCTGGATGGTTGACCCGCTGGTGATCTGACGCTTGGCTGACTCGAGCACTGCCTCAGACCACATTCCAGCAAGCTGCGCCAGTTCAATCATGTCGGGCGTAACGGCTGGCACTGCAATCGTGTCATCCTTGTCGGCCTGCTTCACGATGTCTGCAAACTCTTTGCGTGCGTTGTCCTGCACCTTCTGCCGCATGGACGGGCAGATGGGCTTGGCCTTGCAGTATCTGCAAGCACTGGTGGACGGGTTGGTCGGCGCGTCATCGGTCAGCGCAAGGGTGGCAGCGGCCAGCAGGTCGTGGCCGTGCTTGATGAGGTCAGCGCCCGAGACTGTCCACTTGCTGTGGCCGGCGCGGGGCTGGAAGATGTGCATGGTGCATGTAATCGTTGCAGGCGCATTCAACATGCGCATAACGCCCAGAGCGTAGGTCAGCATCTGCTTGTTGTCCTCGGCCTCGACCAGCACTCGGCCCGTCTTGAGATCGACCACATGAAGGTGATCGCCATCCACCAGCACGGCATCAGCAGTGCCGCCGAGGGATTGGTGCAGGGTCTTGAGGCCGGCGTCCACATTGACCTCGATCATGCGCTTGCGGGGTTTCTCGACCAGCGTATTGATGAAAGTGGCGTACTCGTTGGCCATGTCAAAGTGATCGTCTGGGTGGTCTTTTGGGTTGACCGCCTCGCCCCGCAGGATGCGCTCGGATAGCTCATGGATAGCCGTGCCAATTGCAGCGGCCTCACCCGCTGGCTCATACGGCATCTTGCTTTCCAGCCGGTAAGAGCCTGGGCAGCTCATCACCCGATCCATGCGGGATGCCGAGAGACGGGCGTGTTTTCTGGTTTCATGTTGCATGGTTTTCTCCTTTAAATAATCTGATTCACGATGTTCTGCTTCTTCAGCACCTTAGCCAGCACATTGTGGTCGAGTGATGCCCTGATGGTCAGCAGGTAAATGACCGGCTTGACCCCTGACTTGTTGATGTTCTCCACCCTGCTAGATGCCTGCTCCAGTGCAGAGGTTGACCAGGTGCATTCGACAAAGACGATGGTGTCGGCAGCACTCAGGTCAACCCCTTCAGACATGGCAGCAATGTTGCCCACGATCACCTTGGTCTGGCCGGATTGGAATGCCGAAATGTTCTCGGTACGCTTGGCGGCCGGCGTGTCGCCCACCACCACCACCGGCTTGTGGTCTTTGAGTTCCTCGACAAGCCCAAACACCACATCCTTGTGATGTGCAAACACCACCACCGGCTCACCGGATTGCAGCAGATCGCTGATGAATTCGGATGCCGCCTTGATCTTGCGCATCCCTGCCTCACGCATGATCTCGGCCAGCCCCTCAAAGGCCATCAGGGCGTTTGGATTGGCGACGAGGGCATCGGCATCAAACTGCTGCTCACGCTTGTCAATGGGCAGGTCAAAGGTCACCAAGCTCACCTGTGGCTCTTTGTAGTCCATGAAGATGTCTTCCTTCTTCCTGCGCAGGACAAAGGGCCGCATCAGTGCTTTCAGTTCGGGGATGTTGCTTGCACCAGAGACATCCAAGCCCCAGGGCGCTGACCACATCTTGGCGTAGCGTGCGGCAAAGTCAAACCAGCCGCCTCGGTAAATGCCCAAGCCATGCAAGATTGGCCAGAGTTCGATAGGCCGGTTGGGGATGGGCGTGCCGGACAGGGCATAGACCCTGTCGATCTTTTTCATCATCAGCATGGC